AGAGGGGGTACTTATCAGGCAGATGAAGGTTACCATGATGACCTAGTCATGTGTCTAGTATTGTTTGGATGGGTAACATCCAATACATTCTTCTCAGATTTGACAAATGTTAATGTAAGAGAGGGGATTTATAACTCAGAAATGAGAGCAATTGAGAATGATTTGACTCCGTTTGGATATATTGAAGATGGTCAGGAGCAAGAAATGGAAGTCATGGGTGGTGATGTTTGGTTATTCAATGAGTCTAAAACAAGAGATTTATAAATAAACACAGTGATACACTATAAGAAACAACGCTAACTAAATTCGAGGAGAATAATATGGCTTTTCAGCTTTCCCCTGGCGTTCTCGTACAGGAACAAGATGCCTCTAATGTGGTCCCCGCAGTTGCTACAACTATCGGGGGCTTTGTTGGAGATTTTAGTTGGGGTCCTGCTAGAGAGATTGTTACAGTTGAAAACGAAAATCAGCTAGTAGCAAGATTTGGCAAACCCAACGATACAACAGCACAAGACTTTATGACCGCATCCAGTTTCTTGGCATACGGTTCGGCTCTTAAAGTAGTCCGAGAAGTCGGAACGGGTGTAAACGCAACCGCAGACGGCACTGGACTTTTAATTCGTAACGATAATGAATATGAAGGATCCTACATTAACGGAGAAGGTACTGTTGGTGTTTGGGCAGGAAGATTTCCAGGTGCTATAGGAAACTCTCTTAAAGTTTCTATGGCAGACTTGACATCTTACGGCACTACTTCAGTTGCTTCTATCGCAGTAACAGCGGGAGGCAGTGGATATACATCTGCACCTACTGTGACCGTAGCTAACCCGAATACAGGTAGCGTAGTAGCACTTGCTACAGCAACACTTACTGGCGATGCGGTGTCTGCTATTACTGTTACTTTTGGCGGTGTAGGATACACTAGCGCACCTACTATCACAATCAGTGGTGGAGACGGTTCTGGCGCAACTGCTACAGCAACACTTACAACTGGTTGGGATTATGCAGCCGAATTTGATTACACTCCTGCATCAACTACTTTTGCTACTAACAATGGTTCGGATCTCGATGAGATGCACATCATTGTTATTGACGAAGATGGTGTTATCACAGGACAAGCAGGAACGATTCTAGAAAAATTTTCAGGCGTTTCTAAAGCATCTGATGCTAAAGACGATACTAATCAGTCTAACTACTATAAAGATGTTATTAACACTCGCTCTAAGTGGATTCGTTGGATGGATCATCCCTCTAACGGTTCTAACTGGGGTACTGCTACTACTGGTGCAGTAGACTACATCTGTCTTGTTGAAGGCGATGGAGACCTGGATGTGTCTCTGAGTGGTGGTGTTGATAGCTCTCCTGCAGACAGCGATTTGCAGAGCGGTTATGACTTGTTTGCAAACGATGAGTTGGTAGATGTCAATCTAATCATGGCAGGCGGTCACAGTGCTACTGTTGGTGATTACATCATCGACAATATTGCAGAAATTAGAAAAGATTGCATGGTGTTTATTTCTCCACAGAAAGCATCTGTAGTTAATAATGCTGGTTCTGAAGCAACGGCAGCAGTTGCCGAGTTAGCTAGTTATACTCGTTCTTCTTACGCTGTAATGGATAGTGGTTGGAAGTACATGTATGACAAGTACAACGATAAGTATCGTTGGATTCCTTGCAACGGCGATGTTGCTGGATGTTGTGTAGTAGCAGACTTGAGTGCTGACCCCTGGTTTTCTCCTGCAGGTTACGCTAGAGGCGTAATCAAGAATGCGGCTAAACTCGCATACAGCCCGAACAAAGCAGACAGAGACACGCTTTACAAAGCAGGTATTAACCCTGTAGTTGGTTTCCCTGGCAACGGTATTGTTCTGTTTGGTGACAAGACATTGCTTGCAAAAGCAAGTGCATTCAACAGAATCAATGTTCGCAGACTGTTCATTACTGTTGAAAAGGCTATCGCTACAGCGGCTAAGTTTCAGTTGTTTGAATTCAACGATTCGTTTACTAGGGCGCAGTTCCGTTCTTTAGTTTCTCCTTTCTTGAGAAATGTTCAGGGAAGAAGAGGTGTCTATGACTTTAGAGTTGTGT